CACAATCAAAAACGCCAGCAGCGGCACAAGCAGCGCCTTGCAAAGCTCGTCGAAGGCTGTTTCCATCACGCGGAGCTTCACGCGATGTACCCCTGCGACATTGCGGCCAGTGCCAGCACGGCCGTGGTGGACAGTAACGCCATGACAATCACGCGCATTATTTCCGCTCCCGTAAAACAATCCCGAGCGCACAAAACACAATGCCCGCCACAATCATAGCCTGATTCACCGGCTCCATCAGCCCGATGCCGACCACCATTGCCCCAAGACTGCCCCAACTTGACGGCTCCCTGAACCGTGAGCGCCGAGGTGTCATTGCGTCACCGTCGGGCAGAGTTTCAGCGTGATTTCGGGGCAGACCGGCAAGTTCTGCATGTTCGCGCATCCGGTCAGCAACAGGCAGAGGATTACGGCTTTCATTTCGGAAGCCCCTTTACCGCCCCGTCTCGCGTGATCGTCAGTATCTCGCCGCGAGGATGGCGCGTGGTGAATGATATGTGAACCCATTGCCCATACTCCAGGATGAGTTGGTCGAACGGAATATGACTGTCTGCGATGGCTTTTGCAACCGCTTCGGGATTACCGAACGATGGCGCGGTGAAATCCACAGCCTGTCCGGTCATGTGTTGCGAGTTCTTTGCGCCACCGATTGCGGTGTTTACAGGCGGGCAGCGGTAGCCCGATGAGACAATGACCGGAACACCAAGCAAGGCGCGAACACGATCAAGTTGCTGTGCGGTGTGTTTCAGGTTATCGAGTTCGATGGGACCGGGGATGTTGCTGATGCTGTGACGTGCGGCGTAACCCGAGACTGTCATTTCCGCGAGTGAGAAATACGTGGACAGTCTCATGGTGGCCTCGGAATAAAAAACCCGGATGGCTCCGGGAAGGGGATATTCAGAGTGTAGCCACAGCCTTCAGAAGTTGCAACCACCGATAGTGCGGCATGTCCGCATGATCGGAATCCAGCGGTGCGCACCATTTCCGGACGGTGCGCGCGTCAACGGCCAGCAGCTCGCCCGCCGCCTGTTGGGTTAGCCTTGCGTGTTTCAGCAAGGCGCGGAGGTTGGCTGGGGTGTAGCCCGCCTCGGGAAGATTAATCACGGTTGTCGGCATCCAGTTCAGCGCACTCAACGTCCATGTTGAAATTGGCTACGGAAGTGCCAAGACGCAAGCCACGCAAGCCAGCACGCGTGAAGGCTTCAGCCCTGTCCGACTGATTGTCAGCCACAAAATCATCGCGCTCATGCTTGCTGGTAAAGGCGAAAAAGTGACAAGCCTTTGACATACGAAACGTGCGCTTGTTCGGTTCGCCGGTTGTGGTGTTGCGGCCATACGGGAAAGTGGCGGCGTAGTAGTATTTTTTTGCTGTAGTCATGTCGCGCATCCTGTCTAGCATTTCAATCAGGCAAGGCGCTGTTTCCAGCGCCCGTTGCATTACAGGGGGTTGCAGCACTTGCAAGCGCCGCCGATGGCCAGCACAACCTCGGCAACAAGGCGGTGCATTGTTTCTGTTACTTCAGTGTTGCAGTTGATGCAGATGAAGGTAATGGTCATGTCGGTCATCCTATTTCGTTCCGGTCTGCGTTATTGCCTCCCGATTAGTTAATAATAGGCCATCATCATTCCCATGTAAAGCACTATCGGCATAAATAGTTCCTTTTTTTGCATCGCTGGCGAACGGAGTGCCAAGCCCCAGGAATCGACAGCCGCATATGACGATGGGGCAAACATCATAACCCGGACAGACATGCTCATCCTGGCCGAATAACTCCGGCTGCATCAGTTCAACTGTGGGCGACATGGCACCCTCGCAAAATACCACCGACGCCCTGCAATGCGGTCGTTCAGATGCTTGTGCATGACAGACCCAAAGTCAGTAAGCGCCGCTCTTTTTGCCTCGAAACTGACAACATCCTCCGTTATGCCCGCATCACACTCATACCGGATGACGGCAGTAATTTTCCAGTTATGCGGCTTCGTGCAGTATTTCGCGCATCCGTTTTCGTGACGGATTGGCCCTTCGATGCCGTCAGGCTTGACGACAAAGGCGGCGAAGGGCTGGTGTTGTAGTGGTTTTTTCATTTGCTGCGCTCCTCTGAAATCCTGCGCTCAATTCCGCAATCCCCCATGCACTCAACAGCCCGCTCAATTGTTGGCATGTCAAACCCTGGCTGACTGATCGCCCGATGAACATCTGCCCAAAACTGCTGACTCGGTATTTTCTCGGTAGCCGGAATCCCCGCAAGGCGCATTTGCTCAAACATTTCCTCACGATCCTCCAGGAATCCATCGTTGTGAATCGAATGCCCGATAATTGCCTCGGCCTGCTTTGCCTCCAGCCACAACCACGGCATCAGGCAGTAAATAATATACCAGTGCTGCCATCCCGCCTTGAGGCACCCCATGCAGTTGGCATGGTTGAAAACATCGTATTGCAGCGGGGGGGCAATGCCGACCTGCATAGTCTGCGTGATGGTGCGGTTTTGCCATGTGGCCAGCGGAAAATCCACGAAATAGCCACCATCGCCCATGATTGCCGACCGCCTGGATATGCGTGTTGTTTCGTTTGCGTCCATCCCGTAGTAGCAAACATCACCCGGCATGTGGTGTTGTTTGAGCCACTTGTAAAACGGATCTGTCTTGAGTCGGTGCGTGCAAAGTATGGCCCGGTTGCTGGGGTTGACCCATGTCCCGGCATCGATGCAAACGGATATCGGTGTTGCGTCCTCAAAATCGGCATGGTTTGCGTATGTGATTTCGATGCCGAGATATTCAGCCACCTGCCGCTTAAACCGTTTTACGTCCGGCAATTCAACGCGACTGCTGATGTCGTGATTTAGCAGGATGGTGTTTTCTGCGCCAAACCTGCGGGCAACCTCAATTGCAACAATCCCGGATGAGTGTCCGCCGCTAAAGCAAATAATGTGTTTCATACCGTTCCAACCTCAATCCCATGGCGCAATTTCAACAGGTGCATTTTGAGCCGGAACACCGGATTTGTCCGTAGGTGTGGCGATTTCGCATCCTCGACAATCCACATTCCCCGAGCATTGTCCTTGTAAAAAAAATCAGCCACATAGCGGACGGCTGGCTTTTTTCGCCCACCCAATACAACCGAGTCGGCCAGCACGAACGACATTTGACGCTGAAGCCAGCTAATTTCCCCGGCCCTCTGCATCAACTCCAATTCCTGCCACCGTTTCAACTCCCGCCCGCTGTCAAACGTCATGCCGTTGTATTCGCGTTTAACGGCCCCGTGTTTGTTCGCCCGTACCTTCGCACTACCTGACACGCGAACGGCGCTAGAACTGGCCGTTCCGGTCGTTTTTGGTGTGGGTTTTGTCATGATTGCGCCCCGATATGCTCCATCAGCGCCTGTTCCGCCGTTTTCAGCGGCAGGATGCCCGGCGTACACAGGTACAGGTAACACATTGCCTCCCAAGTTTCCGGAGTGGCGTCCAGTATTTTACGCAGCGCCCGGCGCCGGTACTCGTTCGGGTTGACAATTTTCCCCTTGTGCTTGATCTCGTCGCGGATGTACCACAGCGCCTTTTGCAGGTCTTGAGCCGGTGCGCCTTTGCTCTTGTGCCGGAAAATGTACTTGAACGCATTGCCGCGATTGAACGACAGATGGCGCGTGACCTGGATGCACTCGATGCCCGAAGCATGTCCGGTGTAGTGGGCGGGGTTGTTTACGGGGTCGGTCATTGCGATGCTCCGTTCCGATACGGCCGAACCTGGCCGGACAGATACCGTTCCAGCGCATCGGCGCGGCTGACTTTGTTCCGGCGTGCGTATTCCTTGACGCTGTAGTAATTCAGTCCGTGCGTTTTGCAGTGGGTGGTGAGCGGGGCAGTCGTTCCGCGAAACTCGAAATGCAGGATGGGGGTCTTGCGGATGCCGTTGCGGACAAGCATCCGGTGCGCGGCTTGGTACGTCATTCCCGCCATCATGCCCATGGCCTCCAGCTTGCCGCCCGACTGCTCAATCAGTTCAGCCAGCACTTGCGGCACCGGCTTACCCGTCCGCGCTGATTCGCGTTGTTCCCATGATCTCATGGCTAAATCCCTGTTGTTTGGAGCGGGCTGGCCTCTCCGTGTTGTTTTTGGGCCGACAGGCTTGCTTGAGTCCAGCCATAAATCCATGCTTTCATTTCCTTTGCGCTGCGCTTGTCGCCAATCATGCGGCCCTTGAGCATGTCCATCATGTTTGCATCAAGGCAAGGCGCGCACTTAATGCCGGAAGCGAAAGCGATTGCGCCGAAGGTCTTAGCTGCTTGGGTGTTTGCGTTCATGGTGTTGCTCCGGTCTGCCTGTTTGGTATGCCCCAAGTATTGCACTAGCAGTATTATCCGTCAACCACTTTTCCCGTAATCCTCTCGAAAATAACCCGGCTGACGTATTCCGCGAATCCGACCGGGTCAGTCTGCATCCGGTCGCGCATGGAGTCGGCTGTTTTGGCGCTGACGGCCTGGCAGTAGACGCCTTGTTCGAGCTGGCATTGTCGGCATGTGACGAGGTGGTTGTGTAGGCTCATTTGTTCGCCCCGAAACGATACCGCTCGACCTTGCCCGACAGATACCGGTCAAGCACTTCAGGCCCGGATAGCCCGCTGCGTTGCCGGTAGCATGAGACGGCATTGGCGCTCAGTCCGAACCGCTCGCAGTGGTGGCGCATTGGCCCCGTCTGCCCCCGGTATTCAAAGTCGCGACATGAGCGCCACTTCATGCCCATGCGGCGCAATCTGTGGCTTACCGATGCGTGGCTGTTAAAACCAAGCATCATCGCGGCGATGGTCATTTTGCCGTTCGATTCCTCGATCAGGGATTCAAGCCATTGCTCGGCTGTTGGCGGAAGCATGGTCATGGCTTCACTCCGCGATAGCTATCCCAGTCAAACACAAAAGCCTTGCCGCCATTCTCCCTCATCCGGTCATAAACGCGGTCGCCCAAATATTCCCTTACGCCTGCAATGGTCAGGTTTGATAGAATGATGGTTGGCCGCCTGTTTTCGTACCGCTCGTTAATCACATCAAAGAGCATGTCCTTTTCGTATTCAGATCCGCGCTGAACTCCGACCTCATCAACAATCAGCAAATCGCATGTGGTGAAAACTGCGATTGCCTGACTCTCTGTGACTTCACAGTGCTTGCTGTATGTGTCCTTGATGCTGCGCAACAGGCGGGAAGCTGTCGTAAAAACAGCCGTTCTTCCGTGGCGCATGATTTCCATTGCGATGCCGATGGACAGGTGGGTTTTTCCTGTTCCTGGAGAGCCGAGCAGCATAATGCTCCGGCCCGTCTTAGTGATTTCATCAAACCCATCAGCGTACCCACGACAGTAAGCCAATACGCGCTCCTGTTTTTCGGAGTTTGGCAGATACGTTTCAAGGGTGCGGTCACGGAATCTCTCAGGTATTCCAGCCGTTCCAATGGCGCTTTTGTATCTCAGTTCGCGCTGCTGTTGCTCCATTCGTTCTTCACGCTGGCGCATTGCGGTGTTTTTGATTTCGCGGCAATGCGGGCATCCAAACCACGTGCTGCGGAAATGGCAAAACGAAACGTAATCGCCATGGGTTTCGCACGTAGCTGGTCGTTCAAGGGGCGGACTGTGGAAATCGTCACTCAGTCCTGCGGTCGCTGTCATCATTTCAAAAACTCCCGTCCGGATTTATGCCTTCCTGCCAGTTCTTGCCGCTCAGGTCGTGGCTGTTTTTCTTGCCTCGGTCGCCCTGATGCCATTCGGCTTTGAACGCCTGCCAGCCACGTTCCACACAAACACGCAAGGCGTCTTCCAGCGTGATGCCAGCCTTTCCCGCCTCGCGTTTGATGCCGTCAAGGGCGGTTGCGGTCAGGGGTGCGCGTTTGGCCTTGCGGATGGCGAGGAAGTCAGCAGAGACCTGAGAATCAATTCCCTCGTCGGAAAGCAAGGAAACACCAGCGCCACGCGGCGCATGTCCTGTTCCTGTTCCTGTTCCTGTTCCTGTTCCTGTTCCTGATTCGGGAAGGGTTTCGTAACCGTTTCGAAAGGGTTCGAAAACATCAGGATCAATATGCGATGAAAACACACCGAAAGCATTGGCGCACAATGACTTTACCGGGCTTGATGATGGTATTTGCTCAAAGAGACGGGCGGCGGCCTTGCCTTGGTTCGGGTTTTCCAGTGGGTTGAGACGGAGGTACTTGTGGATAACTACCCATTTTGATGCCTTATCATGGGTTGCGAAACCGTTCGCCAACAGTTCATCAAACCCTTTCGAAACCCTTCCGGAACTCCATTGCAGGTCATCACAGACGTAAGCATCAGGCATCCGAAAGCATCCAATCATGTTGGCGTGCGGACTTGTCAGGAGGTATAAAGCAAGAGTGCGAGCATCTTCCGGCATCTTCCGGATGTCTTCGCTTGTCCAAAATGCCGAGTGAACCCGGCTGTAATCGCGCATGGGAAACTCCCAATAAAAAAGGCCATCTGATCTTTGCCCGGTCGAACTCCCCACACCGCCGACAGACACGGCAAGTGTAACGATGTGGAGACAGGCAAAGTCGGATGACCTTATGCCGTGTGCTGTCGTTCGCGCTGGATTGGTTTCGACTCCGACACCAGCGGCTCTATTGTACTATCAGTCTTCCTCAAAATCGAACAGTTTCGGACTGTTGACCTTCTGTTCCATGCTCTTCAGGTAGTAGGCGGAATCCATGAAATACCCAGGATTCAACTCGCTGCCCTGCCCACGTCGGCCCATTTCGAGAGCGCAATACGGCACGGTTCCCAGCCCGCAAAACGGGTCATAAACCAACTCGCCTTTGTTGCTGTAGCGCTCAATCAGGCGCTTGACGATATCTGTCTGAAGCGGGCATACATGTTGCTCAACGGCCCGGCGCGACTGGTCGGAATTGAGCGTCAGCATCCGGTTGATATCGTGCCACACGTCCGGATGATGCGAGCCTGGCGCAAGTGACATGAACGTGGACGGGAGAGCGCCGCGAAGCTCCAGGTCTTCGCCAAGCTTGATATGATGCTCATAGTCGTACACGTTTTGCAGGCTGTACTTTGTGAACATGCTGGCCAGCTTGTCAGGGCCATATCCTGCCATTTCTTCGGCCGTAATCATCCGATTTCCGCTACTGCGCCAGAACGCATGAGCATCGACCTGCCAGTGTGCGCGGGTGTATTCCTGTTTGGATTTCTTGACCGGCTCGTCAGCATAGCCGCGTGTGCGGTCAGTCTGCGGCTTGCGGAACAGGATGATGTATTCCGGCGAGCCTACGCCCATCTTCGTGCCGTCCTTACACTGTTCTGACCACCCGAGCCGGTACGTTTGATTGTTTTCGCGCACTACGTCCGTGATGACGGTAATCATGCCCATGTAGTCAAAACCATGCTTCAGGCCGTGGAAGGTCGCCTCGCAGTGGAACGGGGAAACCGTCGGCGCGCCTGCCCCGGTCACATTGCCGAACAGGATGCGGTCCTTGACGTGACAGGCGTAGATGCGGCCCGGCTTGAGGATGCGCAACAGTTCCGGCGTCAGGAAATCCATTTGCAGCCAAAAGTGATCGTTGTTTTCAGTGTGGCCGAAGTCGTTGTAGCTCGGGGTGTATTCGTAGTGATTCGCGAACGGGATAGAGGTCACGATCAGGTCAACGTGATTTTCCGGCTGGCGACGCGCCTCAATGACGCAATCATTATTGGCCACAGTCCAGCCCTGGCCGGATACCTCGATGCGGTCAACGCCGATAGATCGGGTCAGTTCTTCGGCCATCTGGATATGATTCAGGCCGTAATTGCGGATGATGTCGGTCATGTTTTCCACCATGTGATTGTGTTGTGTCCATTTCTCGTTCAGGACTTTGAGTACGTCGCGTTCGGCCTCGGTATAGATGATATGGATCTCACACTGATGACCCTGAAGGAACCGGTATATCCGGTGAATGGCCTGAATGAAGTCGTTAAACTTGTACCCGATGCCGGTAAAAATCATCTTGTGACAATGGCGCTGGAAGTTACAGCCAGATCCGGCAAGCACCGGCTTGGTGGACAGGATGCGGAAGTCACCGTCACTAAAGCCGATGATGCGCTTTTCCCGCTCGTCCAGGTCTTGCGAACCCCATACGCCAACCGAATCCGGCAGCTCCTTCTGAATCGCGGCGCGCTCTGTTTCCAGGTCATGCCAGATGATGAAATGATCGTCCGGAGATGCGTTGACGATCTCGACAGTCTTCGCAACCCGAGCCTCCAGGCTGTCGCGCTTTTCCGCTGCTGCCGATGACAGGCCCATGGCGGTATCACGAAACAAGAAGCCTTGCCCGTCACGGTCGCTGCCGGCACCTGCATGGTCAGTCGGCAATTCGTGATAGATGACGTTCAGCGGCGGCAGGTCGTATCCGGTGTCGTCGTATTTGAGGTCAGACGGCTTGCTGATGAATACGGCCCATGAACTCATCCACAGCCAGAACTCGCGCTCTTTGTGCGGGTAGAGTGTCAGGTTATTGGCCTTTGTCGAATCGCGCTTGAAAAACCGCGTAAGCGCCTGCCCGGTGTCCATGATGC